TGAAGAATTAAGGTTTACAGCAAGAAATGATAATAATGATGCTAATGCAGATGGCGGGGATGTTTTAAAAATTACAAGGTCAGGAAATTCAACTTTTGCAGGTAATGTAACTTTAACAAAATCTGTTGGAGATACTCAACTTACTATTGAAGCAGATTCAGATAATAATAATGAAAACGATAACCCAAAACTTGAGCTAAAACAAGATGGTGGTGCAATTACAGCTTATTTCGGATTAAATGGAGATGTTGATAATACTTTTACTGGTGCTTTAGCTAATAGTCCTCATATAAGAGCAACAGGCGGTATTCAGTTTGCTCCATCTAACACACTAGCTTTAACCTTAGACACATCACAAAACGCAACTTTTGCAGGAAGCGTATCAATGAATGATTTAAAAATATTTGATAGTAATGGAAGTTCTACAAATAGATTAAAAGCAAGTTATAATGGTACAAGTGGTGTTGCTTTATTTGGTGTTGATTCAAATGGTGGTAATACGGAGTTGCAAATAGGTACATCAAATTCAGGAACATATACAACTGCATTGACTATAAATTCATCACAAAACGCAACTTTTGCAGGTAGTATCACTATAGGTGGTGGACACGCATTTGCTAATGATGGCAACGGAGATTTAGAAATATCATCAGGCTCATCTGATAGTATAAATATAATTTCTAATGGCACAATGTCTTTAAGAACAGGAGGGAACAATGAAAGATTGGGTATTAGTAGTGCAGGTGCAGCAACGTTTAAGGGTGATACTGTTAGCATATCCCCTACAAGTGGTGGTAATGCAGCTTTGGAAGTTACAAGAACAGGTGGTGCAAATGTATTTATACAATCACAATCTTCATTAGGTGTTGTAGGTGTTGCAAGTAATAACGATTTGGATTTAAAAACAAACGATGCTACAAGAATAAGAATTAGAAATAACGGTCTTGTAGGAATTGGCGAGACAAATCCGCAATCAGAATTAGTTGTAAGAAGTGATAGTGCAGGAGGTAGAGGTGGCGAAATAAGTATCGTAAATTTTGCTGGTAATAATGTAGGAAATGAAGCAGCACTTAATTTCGGTTTAGAAAATTCTACTTATCACGGTGACGCAGGAAATGCACAAATAAAAGCAAGAGTAGTTAATGGGTCAAATGCTGCAACTGATGTGATATTTTCAACTTGGAATGGTTCTGCGTTTGGAGAAAGAATGCGTATTGGTTCTATTGGCCATATTGGTATGGGTATCGAACACACTACAAATCAAAGATTAACTCTAGCTCAAGCTGATTCTAACGGTTCACATCTAAAAATGAATAATAGTCGTAGTGGTGGTGGTTTTTTTATTATGGGTGTTGGAGATAGTGGCTCAAGTTCAAGTATAGTACCAGCAGGTGGTTTATTCTTTTATAATGGTGCAACCAGAATGGTAATTAATAGTTCAGGCAATGTAGGAATAGGAACAACTTCGCCAAATGCTAGGTTAGAATCAAATGCTAATGTTACTTTTAGTACAATTGACACATTTGGTCAAATAGTAGCTAAATCAACATCAGGTGCATTAGGTATGATGTTAAATATAGGTGTTGATGATGGTGGTGATTTTTGTTTTTTACAATCTGTAAACAGAGGTGTTGGTGCAACGCCATTGGTGTTACAAAGATATGCTGGTAATGTAGGAATTAATACAACTTCGCCTAGTCACAAACTTCACGTTGTTGGAGACCAATTAATATTTGGTGATTTACTTTTGGAAGGTTCAGCAAATAGCTTTAGAACTATATCAATGAATACAAGTGATGGCTCTGATAATCAAACATTAAGTTTATGTGGTGGTGCGACATCAAGTTCAGCAAGGGGTGGTCGTGTTGATATACTAGGTAATGAGGTTAGTAGTACAGGTGGAACTGTTAAACTCATAGCTGGTAATGTTTCAACTGGTGATATAGATTTCTTTACTGCTAACACGCAGAGAATGATTATAAATAACGCTGGAAATGTTGGCATTGGAACAACTTCGCCTTCTGATTTACTTAGCTTAGTAAAAACATCAGGAGATTGTGTTATAGGGTTAACTGGTAATTCTAGTGGAGACCCTGAAATACATATGGATAGTGGTAATAACAGGTCTGGTAATATTAAATATGGAGATGGTAGTACCGTAGCAATGTTTAGATACCAACATAGTGACGTTGCGTTTAAATTTTATGCTCATAATCAAACAGATGTTGATTTTCAAATTGGAGAAAATACTTCATTTTTTGCAACAAGTAACGTAGGAATTGGAACTACATCGCCTAGTGTAGAATTGCACATTAACGATGCATCTGGTAATAGTGCGATTAGATTAAGTGGGGGTGCAGGAAGTAATGAAACATATCAGATACAACAAGGTATAGATGGCGTGTCTAATGGTGGTTTTGCTATTAGAAATGTTACAAACGGTTCTAATCCATTTGTAATTAAACATAGTACAGAAAATGTAGGAATTGGAAATACTTCGCCAGGTTTAAAATTAGATGTTACTGGTGACATTAGAGCATCAGCAGATGTAATAGCTTTTTCAGATAGAAAACTAAAGAAAAACATTAAGACATTAGATGGTAAAAAGGTTTACGATATGCGTGGTGTTAGCTTTACTAGAACTGACACTAATAAAGAAAGTAGCGGTGTTATAGCTCAAGAGATACAAAAGATAGCACCTGAACTTGTAAATGAAACAGGTGATACATTAGGCGTTGCTTATGGCAACTTAACAGGCTACTTGATAGAAGCAATTAAAGATTTAAAACAAGAGATAGAAGAACTTAAAAAACAAATTAAATAATGTCAGTGCCTACAAGTGGAACAATAGAAATGTTAAAACTAGCAAGAGAAAGAAAAGGCAATGGATATACATCTAATGCAACAATAACAAGCCCAATATTTTTATCAGATCTATCAAGATTAACTGGTGGTAATACAAGTGGCTCAGGTAACAGCTATCCAGCTATAAATACACTAAACCCTAGCGATAGTAAACCTGATGGTGCAAATCCACTACAAATAAGTGAGTTTAGAGGTTATGAACAAAATGTTACACTCACAGCTTTTGATTTTGTATATAGTGATTCAACATCAAATGATGCTTGTTTAGCAGCTTTTCCTCTTGGCCCTTATTATCACAACGACACAAACAACTTGTTCCCTGACGATTTAACTGGAGTTTATACAGCTTTCAAGAACACATCAGGTAGTTTAGTTGCAGAGGCTGGTTTTTATCAAATATTTACAAGTGGTGGTAGTACATCAGGTAAATTTATACAGGTAGGTAGTAACGGATCAATAATAGGTGGCGGTAATTGTTAAAATATAATTAATTAATAAACAAATAAAATGGCAAATAAAATAACTTACGAATGGCAAATAAACGCACTTGATGCAAAAATAAAAGAAGACGACCACAGTGACGTTATATATAACGTGCACTGGGGCTACAATGCATCAAAAGGTGATTACTCAGCTAATACGATTGGTACACACTCTGTACTGTATGATAAAGATAACTTTATTGAGTACAGTGATCTAAAAAAAGATGACGTTGTAAAATGGCTAGAAGATGGTTTAGACGTAGACAATATGAAGCTAAACCTAAAAGGTCAAATAGACTTACAAGAAAATCCAGTTGACGTAGTTTTGCGTCCTGACTGGTAATTTATTATATTAGACAAAAATCTAATATTATGAGCAAAAAAATTGACGAACAAGAGTTAAAGAAAATACAAAATTACGAGCAACAAATGACAAGTATAAAATTGGAACTTGGTAGTATTCAGTTAAATACGCATATTCTTAAAAACACATATACAACAGTAATGCAAGAATATAATAATCTTAGAAAGGAGCTCGAAGAAAAATACGGTAAAGTTAGTATAAATGTTTCTGATGGCTCTTACGAAGAAATCAAAGAAGATGAGCCAAGTAATAAATGAAGAAACACAAGTAAAACTTGATCTTAAAACTATAGGTATAATTTTAGCTGGTGCAATATCCCTTGCTGGCCTTTATTTCACGTTGACTGCTGAGATAGAGTTAGCAAAAGAATTGCCAAAACCCGAGCTAACAAGAACAGAATATGATTTAAAGGATCAGCTTATTAGAGAAACTATTGAAAACACTGCTGAACAAGTACAAGAGAACTCGGAAAAACTAGATAAAATAGATGAAAAACTATACGAAATCATACAGAAATGAAACAGATATTTGTCCTGATTGCGTTTTTTGCATATGCAACAGCTAGTGCACAAGACTACACAGTGTTACATATAAACAGCTCCTGGAATTTTAGGAATGATTATAAAGACCTAAATAAAATAAAAGGTGCAAAAATAGTTCGTGCATTATTAGAAGAACAAAAACAATCAGTAAAAGATCAAATAAAATCTGTACCAGTAATATTTTTATATAGAGACAGAAACCTAATAGGTAGATGGGATGCTGGCATATCACTATCTATAAAAGTACCTGTACAAGAGATACAAAATGTTATCGAAAAAAGCAGGTATACAAGGGTTGCAACAAACTAATAGATTATGATATCTGAGCATATATCAGAAAAAGAAGCAACAAAAAGTATTACAGCTTTGCGTTTGGGTATAGACAATACGCCAAACGGCAAAGCATTAGCTAATATGAAAACGCTTGCTGATAATATATTTGAACCTTTGAGATGTTGGGTTGGGGGTCCCGTGAAGATTACGAGCTTTTATCGCAGCCCTGATTTATGTCTTGCACTAGGATCAAAAATATCCAGTCAGCACTGCAAAGGACAAGCGATTGACATAGATGATGTGTTTGGTCACAAAACTAACAAAGAAATGTTTTATTGGGTCAAAGATAATTTAGACTTTGACCAAATGATATGGGAGTTCGGTAATGAAGAAAACCCTGATTGGCTGCATATATCTTATGTAGACAAAGAAAAAAATCGTAACAGAATACTTAAAGCTGTTAGAGATAAAAACGGTGTAAAATATATTGACATAACAAATGTATAATGTTGAGTTTAGAGTAATAAACAGAGCAGAGGTCGGTTTGTTGCTTGGTTACTCGTACTTTGTAAGAGATAACATAGATGATTTCAATGAACTCAATATATATCTTTTGTTTATAGTTTTACATATAAAATGGTGGTAATATGAGTAAGAAAAAATTTAAAGATACGACAGTAGGGAAGCTGCTTTTTGGTGCAGCTTCTGTTATAAATCCTACACTAGGTAGTGTGTTACAGGGTGTTACAAATCCAAAGGAAGCTATAGCAGAAATAACTAAAGCTAAAATATCTACAGGAGATAAAATTAAATTACAACAACTTATATATGAACAACAAAATAAAGAAATGGAGTCTATTACAAGTAGATGGCAAGCTGATGCAGCTAGTGATTCTTGGCTTAGCAAAAACGTTCGCCCTCTTGTTCTTGTTTGGTGTATTGTGGTGTTTAGTTTTGCTGGTATACTGGACAGTATTGATTCGGTTCCTTTTCACATAAACGAAGTTTGGAACGACACGTTTGAAAAAGTAATGATGGCCTGTGTGCTAGCATACTTTGGTGGTAGAACAGCAGAAAAATCTACAAATATATTTAAGAGATAGTGGCTAAGTTAGGCTATATTCACAGATACAAAGTAAAGAAAAAAAGACCTGGTGTACATTCTAAAAATGCTTCACGCAACCAAATAGGTTACAAAAAGAAGTACATAGGTCAAGGCATAAAAAGATAATTATTCTACTTAGATATTTTACATATGACGAGTTTGATTGTCCTTATTCAAGGTATGATGAGACTGGTTACAAATATATGGACAGGGAGTTTCTTATGATGCTAGATGAAGCTAGACACCTTTGTAAGATAAAATTTAAAATAGTAAAAGGCTATGTATCTCCTGACGGACAAGTCAGGCGTAATGAACTTAATAACTCATCGCACCTTATAGGCAGAGCTTGTGAAATATTTTGTAAAAATAACTACAAAAGATATAGAATTATGACAGCACTTTTAGAGGTTGGATTTACAAGAATAGCTTTTACAGACGATAGAGTTTATGTAGACAATGATGATCTAAAGCCAGACTCAATATGGCATTATAGAGTAGCAAATAAAAAATTTTATATAAGCTCTATATAATATATTATATAATACATAAATAAATTATATTATATATATAATATAATATATTATTTAACAACGCCTAAAAAGCGTTGTTAAAAAAAAATAATATATTTGAGTATGATAGTAAAAGAAACACAATACTTAGACAGTTATGTTAGAATTGTAAAAATATTAGATAAGGTTACTTGTTTAGATGATAAACAAATAAATGAGTTAAAGAGATGTTTAGTGGAAATAGCATTCTACAATAATAGTTTACAATCAGATGTAGACCATAAAAAAGCAGATATGCTATTGAATGAAGATTTTGATATTTAATAATTTATTATATATTTGTCACAATGAAATCACTTATTACAAAACTTGTGGCTATTCAGCAAAAGCTGAAAGCACCAAAAAATCAACGCAATAAGTTCGGTAATTATAACTACCGTTCTTGCGAAGATATCTTAGAGTCTGTAAAGCCACTCTTAAACGCAGAAGGTTTAGTATTGACGCTTACAGACAAGATAAATAGCGATCCACTGTATTGTGAAGCTACTGCTTCAATAACAGATGGTGACGAATCGTTAAGTGTATCAGCTCAAGCTGGTATTGATCCAAGCAAAAAAGGTATGGACGTAGCACAATCTTATGGTGCGTCCTCTAGTTATGCAAGAAAGTATGCCTTAAATGGTTTGTTCTTGATAGACGACACCAAAGATGCAGATGCAACAAACGATCACGGGAAGAAGCCCGTTAAAAAAGAAATGCTGACCCCTAAACATCCAAACTTTAATAAAGTAAAACAGTATTTAAGTTCAGGTGGGGATGTCGAAAATGTGTATGATAAATACACTGTATCAGACTCAGCTATGTCTCAATTAATTAATACATAACTTATGGCAACAATCGCAAGTATATCTTTAGATGTAAAAAAAATAGACAAGTCTAAACTAAAAGATGGAAGATATTTAAACCTTGATTTATCTATCAGAGATGAATTAAATCAATATGGTCAAAATGTTTCTGTTTACTACAATAGAAGTAAAGAGGAAAGAGACCAGGAAGTACCCAAGTCTTATCTAGGTAACGGTAAAGTAGTATGGACTGACGGTAATATATCTACTGGCAAAAGCTCTCAGCAAGAGCTAGTAGATTTTTAGTTTTTTGTTTTGTTTTAGGGGTGGGCAGAGATGTCCACCCTTTTTTTTTGCTTATATGAACCTTGAGAATAAATTTAATAGATTAACCAAAAAAGTTTACATAGATCCAAATGAAAGAGTTGAGTACCCTCCAGTGGCTATATCATACGGTCATTATAAAAGTGGTCAAAACTTTTATCCTATTCCTATTGGCACTTATGGTAATTTTTCTTTTATACAAGCGGCTCCAAAATCCAAAAAAACGTTTCTAGTTTCAATGTTGTGTTCTTGCTATTTATCAGGCGAGACATCTTTTACTGGCGATTTAGTTGGTCACAGAGGAGACTTGAAGCTAGTACACTTTGATACAGAGCAAGGAAAATTTCACGCACAAAAAGTATTTAGAAGAGTAATAGAAATGGCAGGTTGCGATAACACCCACTATGACACCTACGGGTTACGAACACTTAGTATAGAAGATAGAAATTTATTTATAGAACTATACCTTGAAAAAAACTACGATAGAATTGGAATGATGGTTATTGATGGTGTTGCTGATCTTGTATCAGATGTAAATGACATTAGGGAATCAAACAATCTTGTACAAAAAATAATGTACTGGACAGAAAAATATAATGTACATATGGTTTGTGTAATACATAGTAATTTTAATTCTGAGAAGCCTACAGGGCATTTAGGTTCTGCATTAGAAAAAAAAACAGAGACACAAATAAAAGTACAAGTAAATGATAAAGATGATGATGTTGTACAAGTATCTTGTAAAAGAAGCAGAAGTGTACCATTTGAAGATTTTAGTTTTGAGGTATGTAGAGATGGTTACCCAAGAATAATAGATAAAATTGATTCATTACTAAACATAAAGTCAAATGGATCTTGATAAAGAAATTAGATACTTTAAAGAGTATAGAAAAAAATTAATACAATTTATAATAATCAACACTTGTTATTCACAAACACCTGGTTATTACAAAGCACAAGGAAGAGTAAAATTTAAACCAAAACATATGTTAGGCTTGCTTGAAGAGATTAGCAACATAGAAAAACATATTGATAAATTAGAATTTAAATCAGATTTATGGAATTAAAGCTT